TCATAACGTTTGTTTGTTTGATAGAGGATTGCCTCTGTTAGTTTGTCGATACTTTTGCGTATCTCTTTTAATTCGTTTCTAAGTCCGTTAGACTTAACGCTAATTGCGTCTTTACTCATTCAATTATCCTTTAATTTATACCTTTTGTATGGTTTATCGTACTACCTACTGTATTAGTAAGTCCAAACTGAGTTGGGTTTAGAGTCATCTGTATCACAGTGGATAAAGGTTTTTGCAACTCCAATCCTACGGAATCCTGCTTTGATAAGAGCGGAGAGAATGATATATCTATCTGCTCCTGATGACACAGAAATATCTGCTGCGACTCCAATAAGGTGGGAGGAATTTGGTACTCCACCGACTTCGGCATTATGCTCCTTTGTTCTGTAACCACTTGTGATTTTAAAGGATATACCTGCGATATCTCTTGCGTGGTCAAGTTTATGAAGGAAGTTAATATCCATATTCTTACCTGAATCAGGAAGAGAAGGACAGTCAAATTCCGAGAGAGAAAAGTAATTAAGGTTCATCCTATAATAGCTAATAAAATCATTAGTATAACGAAGCTAACAAAAATAGTTTTACCTCTGTGGAATATACCTCTATCCCAATTAGTGATATACCAATTCTTAATATAAGTGATTGCTTTGTTTCCGTATTCTTTTATCTTATCCATTATCTTTTTTTATCTCTTTGTAAATACTCAAGGTCTTTCATAAAGTCTCGCATCTCTAAAGTAATAGTTCTTACTTCAGCTTCAAGTTGTCTTTGATTCTTCCAAGTGTATTCCTTTTCGTTGTATTTAAGTTTAGCTACATCAGAAGCATTAGTTTCTATCTTGGCACTTAATGTATAATAAGAACCTATAATAGAAGCAAACATTGCAGCTATTGTAATAATCTGTGTGATGCTGATTGAAACATCAGCTTTACCATCTCCATCCAAGTCAATTTTTGCCATTTAGTTTCTTTGTTATTTGTATTATTGTGTACCCTATTGCTAATAATAAAGATATCGTCTGAAGATAGGGATTAATCTCTGTTATTGATATTGCCAATGCTATTGCGTTAAATCCGTATATCTTCAATTGTTCCATCCTAAACTAAACTATCCCATTGTTGGGTATTTTCATTCCATTCATATGGAGCATCAGTAGGCATAGCAACAGGCGCTTCCCATCTGCAAGTAGTTTCGTTTAAAGTCCAACTTTCGTATGGTTTAGGTGGTATAAAAGCATCTCTATCAGCATCATATTTATAACCAATACCTGCGTAATTCTTTCTTATAGTTCCATTATATGAAGTTTGCACCCATTTAGCAGAACCTCTCAAAGAATTTAAGAATTGCTTCCCTTTTAACTCGCTTTCTGTTCCATCTGCTTTTAAAAGAACACCATTAGCAACTACTCTTATTTCAGTTACTATATTATTAGAATCTAATTTTGCAAAATATGCCATAATTTAAGTAGTATAAGTTCCGTCTCCCGTAAATTTTAATATTGTATATCCAGATACAGACGTTGTGTCTTTTACTGGTGAACCAGTATAGCTATCACTAAAATAAGTATTAGGTATTTTAAGAATTACTACTCCACTATCTCCATCACCTTCTCCTGTAGCTTTATTTCCACCAAATCCTGAATTTGCACCTGCTCCTGTACTTCCATAAGTTGCAGAACTGTGACCTCCATAAAAGCCTCTTCCGCCACCGCCACCTCCTGCGTAATTTACAGAAGTACCTGTTATAGAATTTGCTGCTGCTAATCCACCCGGACTAGGTGCAGCATCTGCTCCTACATCAACATTTGCTGAAGCACCTCCTGCTCCACCTCCGCCTGTACCAGCATCTCCACTTCCAGGTCCATTTATCATATCCCCTGCATCATTTCCTTGACTTAATCCTCCCGTAGCAGAACCTCCTGTGCAACTTCCATCATTTCCACCTGCTCCACCACCGGAGCCACCATCTGCGCCAAATCCTGAAGCTCCTCCAACACCAATTCTTCCTGCTCCACCACCACCATCTATTCTAATTGTGGTTGTATCATAAACTAAAATAGAATCACCACCACTAGGTGCAGGGTCAGATGTGCCATCTTGTGTTCCACCTTGTCCAACAGTAATATCAATAGTCTCTTGTGAGTCGACAGTTAAAGTATTTGTACGGAAGCCACCGCCACCACCGCCACCTCGATAATAGGTAGAAAAAGAATCATCTCCACCGTGCGCACCACCTCCTGCAACTATTAGATAATCAAGGCTATAAGTTACTACTGGTACTGTGTTGGGGTAAATTTGGTCAGTTCCTTTATAGGCTTTAGTAACTTCAGAAGAACCCTTATATATTGCGGATAATGCAGAACTACTTTTATTAATTGGCATAATATATTTTTAAATTATACAATGAAATAAATCGTACTTGAATCGGGAGTCAAAGCATCATATTGTGCTTGCGTTCCACTCCATAGTTGTAGTGTTCCTGAATTTTGGTCTACGTTTACATTAATAGCTGCGGTTAAAGAGAAATGTGCTGTATCAATACTTCCATCAACGTAATGCTCACTATCAATACTATCGTCTGCTATTTTAGTGCCATCTACTGCGTCTGCTGCGATTGTTAATACAGTAGAACCTGTAACGTCTCCTTCGTGAGTAGCATTATAAAGGTTAGTAGAACCTTCAGCAATATCATCTGAATCGAGTACAACCGCACCAGTTTGCGTATTTACGCTGGTTATAAGATTAGTATCATCTAACAGACTAGATAAATCTAAAGTAAAAGTAGTGGCATCATCTCTAGTAAAAGTTACTATACCTAAACCATCTATTGTACCACTTGCGATTGCTCTAGCATCCTCATCAAGATAAGGGGATAAATCAACTGTATCTGTAGTTGCATCTGGTTTTGTTAACGTTAGTGTGTTTCCTACTAAAGTTAAGTCTGGTTTACTATACAAATCAAAAGTTGCCCCACCTAAATCTTGAGTATCGCTAGTATAGGTCTGGTTGTAAACTTCAGCGAACATTTTTCTGATGTCGATAAATGCACTTCTTAGTGATTCACCATTTCCATCATCTGCTGCTGCTCCGACATTAATATTTTGTGATGCCATATTGTTTTATTTATAATTGTGTTTTATCTGCTTTAAATTGCGTTGTATCTACTGTTATATTACCTCCGAAATAACTAACCATATCTGCTGTAAACGGTGTTACTGGAACAAGTCCCCAACAAGTGGGAGCAGAAAAGTCAGGTATAAAATATGTTGTGTATTGCTCATCTAGTCCCCAACCATCGTTGGTCTCCATATCACAATATATCTTTCCCCAATCTATTGAATTTGCCATTTCTCTTTTTTAAGTAATTACTTAATTTAATAATGTTCTCTTTCTTAGGTTTGTATTGTTTCTTCTTTTCTATAGTACCCATCCTTGAAATAAAGCATCTTTATCTGGATAGATGTCCTCATTGTTATTACTAAAATACTCAGGAAATTTGCTACTTGCATTAAAGCTCATATACTCAATAAATCTATTGGTATAATATTCGGCATAATCTCTCTCTTTAGCTATAAGACTATCTATCTCTTCTTTTAATGGTTGAGTAGAATTCTCAGAAGAATGTTTATATACTCCTCCATTTGCTATAGTATATGCAGCAAACGGTAAGTATTCTGCCATCGCAAAATGAATTAACATCGGCTGTATATATTCATTAACTAATTCTAAATAGTCCCCAGTTAAACTACTGGCAATAATATCACTACTTATTTTATCATATAGGTCTGTGCCAAGATAGTTTTGAACATGAATCTCTTGAGCAAGTTTTATAAACTGAATAAACTTGTCAGTATCTACATTACCGCTTAATGCAGTATTCTTAACTAAATCAGCTCTCTTTATAAATAGTGCAGTCGCCATTATTCTAATTCTTCAATTTGTTTATCAATCTGTTCTTGTTGAGTCTCTCCTTCTGATTGTCCATTCTTTACTCCAGTTTCTTTTTCTACTTCAGAATCTGTAAGAGCATTTGTCAAGTCAGTAAACTCTAATGGTTGTAAAGTCTTAAAGTATATATCTAGCTCTATATTATTATAGTCTAGTATTCTTTCTAACTCATCTAATATTGTAACTTGCATTGGTCTAATAACAGTATTATCCATTAATAACGAAGCAGTCTGAAGTTCTTCGGCATTATTACCAAGCCCAGTATTATCCTTGATACCAACCAACATTGGTGATACAATACGATGGGACACCATTACTTTCTTCATACTCTCATCAGATAAAAACTGATATTGTTGATGGGCATCGTTAATCATTACTGGGTCAACAGTTGCAGCTAGTTCTTTGCTATCGTTAAATGCCAAGATAAATTTACCTGCGTTACTACTACCGCTAAACTTCTCGTATATTGCTCTCTCAATAGAATCTCTCTGTTCTTTATCAGGAGTACCATTGTTAAAGTTAATTAACATACTTGGCTGTAGACCATTCTGGATATTACTTATATGGTAGTTTGCAATTTCTTCCTCCAACTCAGCATACTGAAGTCCCCCTTGATAATCGACAGGACTGTAATAGTAGAATCCTGCTCTATAAGGTCTAATATATAAAATCTCAATACTGTCTTTGCTAGTGCCAAAAGCAGCAATACGCTTTGGCTTATCGTTTGGCTTTACCTTGTCCCAATCACTAGAATAGTAATACGCTTTTACTTCTCCATCTCTCGCCTTCTCAGCTCTCAATGTTTCAATCGGCATATGGGCTACTTGAGCTATCTTACTTCTGTCTTTACTATAGATTATTTGTAGAGCAGCTTGACCCATCATTTTATAATCGTAGCAAACTTTCTTCATACAGTCTTTGCTGAAGAGTTCTCTCATCTCCTTGTACTCTGTGGGCTTTTCTTCAGAATCAGTAGCATCTAATCCTCTCCCATATATCATCTCAGATATGCCATTAATAGAAGCATTGTTTGTTGGAGAGCCGTTGTATCTATCTATAAGATATTTAAAGTACATATTATCTTCTCCGTATTCTACCCAATCATATCTTTTAGACTCAGTAATCTCAGGAGCAGTATAAGAGGCAAGGTTTACAACGTGAATTGCATCCTTAACCTTATTTAGTTGCTTGTTATAATTTTTTCTTGACATTATACAAATATATATTCATTATCGAAGCTCTCTTCTTCTGTGTATTCATCTTTATTTATAAAGTACTTATCTAAAGATTCTTGGTCGCTACAATAGATTAAGCCTCTGTATATCTCCTCATCATCTTCTGACGATACCTGTACCTTGTAAGTATATAGATTATCCTTAGTTAGACTAAAAGTACCATTAAGCACCATATAATCTCCATCATCTGATTTGGTTGGAGTAATAGTAGCTGTAGTTCTAGTTGCCTTATCCGTAAGTTTTATAACTGGAGAGTCAGCATCCTTTCTTGGAATTATCTTTAATTCTTGAGTTCCTGATGTAGGGAGTATATCCATATACAAAATAACTTTACCCTATTGAATTGTTTTCACTAAGGTACAAAAAAAGGGGGTAAAATACCCCCCTTATTGAATTTACAAGTATAGTCTAATTACACAGTTCTTTGTGTAGAAGGACTATCAGTAGCACTAGTCATTCCAGCAAATGGGTCTGCTGAAGTAGCTCCACTCACAAAGTTAGGCATAGTTATCTCGTTAGCAGTCAGAGTAAGAGTATAACCTTGTAGGTCTCCCATCGCAGTTCCTGTTACTGCTGTACCTCCTGTTACCTCTGCTCCGTGTTCTCTACCAACTAGTAATAACTTACCATCAAAAGTCTCTACAAAAACGTGAGGTCTACCAAATGCCATCAATTTAAGCTCTTTGTTATCCTCTTTAGTTAGTTTATGGAGAGTTAAGTTTACAACTTGCTCAAAGAATGTTGTACCATTCTCAAGAGAAGTCTGAATATTTGTTTCTAAGGAAGAATTACCTTTAACATCGTAAGAGTGGTAAGTGAAAGTTCCATCCATATTAGTTACTTCGTCATCTACAACAGTAACGTCTCCTAGTTGACCAAAGTCAACAAAGTGAATCTTTCTAATACCACCTACGGCATCTTTACAAGGTTTTAGTCTCCCTCCAGTTAATGAACAGCTCATAGTATTATTGTTTTATTAAAAAAAGGGTAGGCAGATTAGTTACCACCTACCCCTTCTTATTGATTAATTATTATTTATTAGTCGTTAGCAGAGTTAGTGATACCGTAAGTTACGATGTCATCAACAATACCATACTGTACACCAGCAGTAAATCTCATTACGACTCTTACGTTTTGAGACCCATCGATGTCAGCCATATCAATAACTTTTACTTCGTTGTGGTCAGCTAAAAGACCAGTACCAAAATATAGGTTAGATTTCTCAGAAGCCATTGCTACGTTATTTGCAAGACCATTAGCAACAAATAGTTTTACACCATCAAAAGATAGTCCTCCGTTTCCATACCATTGAGTACCTTTGTTATCGATACCAGCATTTGAAGTAGCAGCAACAGAAAATCCTCCTAAAGCTCTTACATAAGCTCTAGCAATATTCTGAGAAACATAAATATTCAAATCTTCACTTCCATAAAGAGTAGAAGGAATAGCATCTACAATTTTACCTAATTCAGTAACTACGTTAGAAGCGGTTACTGTAGTACCTGCAACTTCGTTAGCTTGTGGCAAGTTAGCATCAGCAGCTACTAATGTAGTTAGACCATCAAATTGTCCTGAAGTAGCAGTTGAACCTTCCCAGATAGACTGCTCAGTTCTTTGTGCTACTTTAGCAGCAACGTGAGAAATCAAGAAGTCAGAAAAGTTAGAAGGTAAAGTGTCGTGGGCAGAGAATCCCATAGAGATAGCTTCCCAGTCATTCTGAAAGTCAGACTTACATAGTTGTAAGTTCACTTGTTGAAATTCAGGAGTCAAAGTTCTCTCATCAAGAGTGATAGTACTTGTTGCAGTAAAATCACAAGATGCATCTTTTACGATATCATCAGTAGAGATAGTTTTGATTACTTCCTGAAACTTAATGTTTGGCTTAACAGTAATTCCACCGTTTTCCAAAGTAGAAGCACTTAATAAAGCAGCAGAAATATATTGTCCTGCAAACTCTCCATTATATGCTACACTAGCGTTTTGAGTTGTTGTTGTTGGCATTTTATTTAGATTTAGTAATTATTTTTTAATATTAGATATTCTTTGAAATACTTTATCCGCAGTACTCATAGGTCTATTTTGTGCGTATAAATTCAAGTTCGGTTTAGCCTCTTCTTCAGGGCTGTGCTTGATTGGTTCAGCAGCAGGTTCTTTAGAAAGCTCTTTTACTTGCTCAGCAAGAGATTCTTTCTCTTTCTTCATATAACCCATCTCCTCATCAATAATTTTCTTAATAGCTTCAATTTCAGCTTTCATTGCCCCCATATCTGCCATATACTTTTCTTCAGAAACATATCCTTTTTCAAGTTGTGTTTCTTCCTCCACTACTTCTTCTTCGCTTGAAGCCTCTACTTCTTCAGTAGATACCTCTTCAGCTAGTTCTGTAGTTTCTTCTTGTACTTCTTCAGTTGCTTCGCTAACTGGTTCGATAGATTCCTCTTGAACTTCTTCATTAGAAGTAAGCTCTTGAGCTAATTCATCTTCTTTAGTCAACACAGACAACTTCTCTAAAATTTCGTTTAAAATAGTTGTTGACTTCATAATAATTATTAAGATTTATATAAAATAATTATCTAACAATTAAGTGTTAGATTTTCACTCAGTTGTCCCTGTTATATTGCCAATCCCTTGAGCCTGAAAACTACCATCACAGCATTTACTAGAATATGTTCTACCATCTTTACAAAGGCATCCTCTTTTTCCGTTCTTAGGACTTGGTGCTTTTTTGTTGTATTCTCTTCTCATAATCCTGCGTTTTGAGTTCGTTGTATAAAAAATATAATATCCCAAACTTTAGCATTTCCTCCATCTGACTGAATTTTTGGAGTAAGACCATTTGCTAAAGCATTAGCATCTAAATAGTATTGGAACATTATATGTTGGTTCTGTGTTTCATCATTACCTTTATAGAAACCTAGTGCCATATTGATTCTATCGTAATCATCTGCTCCTGTAAGTTTAAAATCTAAATGAGTTTGATTAGCGTTACCTGCCGACTTCTTAAATACAACAGTAACCGCATAAACATCATTCTCATTTAATCCTACAAACTTTTGGTTAGATGAATCGTAAAAGTCTATACTTGGATGACTTCTTACAACGCTTCCTGCATTGTTAGGTAAAGTAACCTCAACACCATCCGACAAAAGTAGTTTAGTGGAATCACCTGCACCTGTATAAAACGTATCATTATACCTTGCCCAACCTAAATTTTGAGTCGCACCTAAGTTTTGTGGATATACAATAACATTCTCATCATTATGCCCCATATACAAAGCACTATCTGTACGCAACATCGCACCATTCTCTATATTGACATTATCAACTACAGACTGCTCTACATCTTCAACGTGGACTCTATAAGCTGTATTTTTACCCATTATTTTTTACTTGATTTTGGATGTTTCTTTGGCAATAAATCATAGTCCGTAGTGTACTTTGGATTCTGAGGTCTACCGTTTTTCATCAAATATAAATACGCATTAACTCTAGCTAAAGCCCATTGTTTAGCACTTCTTACTTTCGGAGAATGACTTGTATTGAAAGCACCTAGACCTCTTTGAAATACACTAGCCAACATACCTACAGTAACGCTATAAGCAAGTTTATCTCTATACTTATCATTAAATTCATCAGCTTTTTTCTGGAGAGTCTTACGGTCAGCAGCACTTACTTTAGCACCTGTCTTACCTTTAGCACTACCTTTAGCAGTTCCCTCTCCTTTTGGATTCTTATTAGGAGTATCTGATTTAGGTGCTTTAGGAGATGATTTTACACCACCTTTACCATCTGACTCTGCTAAATCTATTTCGCCTAACGATTTTAGTTTACCTCTACTCCATCTAAGGGCAGCTTTACCTCCCCAAGCATCATACATCAATTTGCCACACCCATCTGAGTAGCTTTTAGATGCCTCTAAATCTCCTTTATGACGAGATAAGAAACTGTACATTCTTTTAATTGTTGATACTGTCAAGTTCGATTTTGATGCTAATTGTGATGCTCTACGTTTTCCTACAGCAGTCCCACAAGAACCCCAACCATTCTTATCAACCCATTCTAAGACTCTCTTAGCGTTGTTTACGACTCCTTGAGGGTAATCACTATAAGTCTTTAGATTTAGCTTCTTAGAAGCGATATAATCAGCTAATTCAATTAGTATTTCTTCTGCTTCTTCCTCGCTAATTTGATTGACTTCCCCCATATTAACTTTATCAGTAAAATACCCTTCAATAGAAAATCCTTTTACCTTTCCAGTCTTAACGTAGTTATTCCAAACCTCATCATTGTTTACCTTCATCGAAACCATCCAAGTTCCTACAGGCAACTCCATTCCATACTTTCTACTCTTATCGTGGGTTTCATCCTCAATAATCCAACTTTCTACAACAGATAACCCATATAATTTAGCCTCGTGTTCTAATGTGGATTCGTTTTGATTACCTCTCATTAAGAATAGTTCAGATGCTTTTCTTACTGTATCTTCTGAGAAGTAGATATAGTATTCATCTTCGCCATCGGCTCGATATATATTCTTATTAGGCACTAATGCAGCCCCCATAAGGATTCTTTTCTCTTTGTCGACTTCAGCTAGTTCAACTTTAGTTTGTTCGCTAAGTGCTATAAAGTGTTCTTGAATTGCAGGTCGGTCAACTATACTAATAGCTTCAATGCCTGATAGCAATTCTTCTTCGTCAATAAGTAGTTCTATTATTCTCATACTATTAAATTAACTATTAAAAGAGTTATTTGTTAGGAAAGCCCATTGTTCTCAAAAATCATATCGTGAGTATCTGTAGCATCTTCAATGTCTTTAAGAACTACAAATGACCTAAGTGGTTTAGTTTGTTGTGCTGATACTGATTGTGCTAATTGCGATTCAGGTGATGCACCTACAACATTGAAGTCTGGAGCTTCTACATTTGTACCATCTCCTCCTCCACCAGCTAATGATTTAGAATTAAACTGAGTAGAAGATATTGCAGCTATTTGAGCAATTCCATTTGCCAATGTTAATGCTTGTGCTATCTTAGCTCTAAGCGGTGATGTAGGGTCTCCTATAACTAACTGAGAACCATAAGCAACAAAACCAGCCTGATAAGTATCCATTATAACCCTACTTATCTTTAATGCTTTCTCTATTTGCCAAGCCTTCTTTTGTGCTGCCTCTATAGCCTCAGCAGACTCTCCAGCGTTTCTTATCTCTCTGTTTTTTATAGCATCAGATATAAATCCTATTGTAGATGCCCCTTGACTGTATATTTCTTGTATTTGAGCAAATCTTTGTTTTTGATATTTTACATTTTCATCCACTAGATTTTTCTGTAACTGTGCTAACCTAATTTCTGCATTTGCTCTCTGAACAGTTCCTTCTTCAAATATATCAACTAATTCAGCTTGTAATTTTGTTTCAGATTCAAGCTGTCTTAATCTCTCCTTTATAGTGTTTTCTGTAAATATTTTAGGTAACATCAACTGAGCGTCTGCTGCTTGAGCCTGTGCTAATTTCTGTTTATTTATTAATATTAAAACTTCTTTAGCTCTCTTTAACCTTAAAGCACTTCTTTTTGATTCAGCTCTTTCTTCTATAGCTATAATAACATCAGATAATTCTTGTTCAGCTAATTTTACAGATTCTCTATATTCCTCTTCTGCTTTTACCTTTTCATCTAAAGTAGCTTTACTTTCCTTGAATTCATTTAATCTCTGGAGCTGTCTTTCTTTAAAATCCTCAACTCTAATTCTATACATAGCCATTAAATCCGTTGATTCTTTGGTTATCTTAGTTTCTTCTTGTTGTATAAATTGGTCTAAAGATTGTTGTCTTAGTCTTTCTATATCTCTATCTAAATCTAAGAATTGCTGTCTAAATGTTCTTGTAGATTCCCTTCCTGATTTTTTTCTTTTCTTATCTGTTAAATCAATTAGTTTAAAAAGAATATCTAACTTCTTTCTTTCCGTTGCAATCTCAGCGTCAGCTTCCTCGTTTATAGATTCTATATTTGCTTTAACTATTGATTCATTTAATGCTGCTTCGGCTCTAGCATTTTTCATATTAGATTTAAGAGCAGTATTGCCTATAAATCTAGCTTCGTTAGTTTTTAGTTTAGCATCAGCTAAATCCAATTCTCTCTGAAATTGAATCTGAGTTATATTACCGTATATTTCTTGAGATTTTGATATTGCAGCTTGAGATATTGCTTGTGCCTCTAAGGTTTCTATATATTCTAACCTTGCTAAGTTAGCCTCTTCAGTCCTTTCTTTATCTAAAAGAATTTGTGCATTAAACTCTGGATATTCTTCTTTTAACTTCTTAAGTGCAATATTTTGCTGTTCTGTAGTTTCTGTTGAATCTAAAAGAATTCTAGTATATATCTCAAAATTACCAACTAAATTTTGTGCATTTTCTCCTACAGATTTAGTTATATCCCTTAATATGTTTGCAGCAGCAGATAATTCTTCAAACTTTTTAATAATTTTAGGCATAAAAGACAAGAGTAGCTGAAACCCTACAATAAGACCACCTACACCAAGTAATGATTTTCCTAATTGCCTAAAAGCACCTAAAACACCGCCTTCTCCACCTGTTCTGGAAAACTCCTGAAATAATTCAGTTAACCTACCAATGTTGTTAGCCACACCTTGAATACCATAAGAAGCATCTGAAGCTACACGACCTGTTTCAATAAGTATCGCATTATTTAGACCAGACTGGGCTCTATTTTTGTTATTAGCTCTTGCTAATCTTTCCGTAGAGTTAGCTAATCCATCTACTGCTTTTTTAGTTACATTAACCGCTTTGGCAGCGTTTTTTTCCGTTACCTTTATTTCTATTGCAATAACCTTTTTATCTGCCATAATAGTATCTCTTTATTTGTTCTTTAGCCTCTTTAAGGTTGCCTACTCCCTTATACTTCCCTTTGGCAATATCTATATTATCAGATACCCCATACCAATCACTAGCGTTAAGTAATTCTAATATTTGTTTTATCATTCTACTA